AGAAGGGGTTATCCATATTATATGCCGCAAATGCTGATATCACGGAACTAGGATATCTAACCCCTTTTATTATTACCCATTTCATATACAACACCTCCTATATTAAACTATCTAATATAAATTCATCTTCCTCCGTTCTCTCATCCATAGGCTTGTTTAGTACCGTTTTGACAAGATCAAGCACCTCCTCCCAAGTCCTTTCTGATAGCGTCCCGATATTTATACCACAACATCTACATCCACTAGAAAACACTGGTATTGTATTCCCGTCATACATTCTAACGAATTTGTATCCTATATACTCATTACATAAAGAACATCTTCTTAACGGAATGAATCTTATCTTACCGCTATTGACCATACTTATCAGCACTTCTTTATTCATATCATTTCCTCAATTTGTTTTTAACCTCCTTAACATATTTAGGGGAATGTAGTCCCCTATGTAATCTTATAGCCCGATCTATATCCTTTTTAGGATTGTGGTGAGATTGATATATCTCGAACATTTCCCTAGCCTTGACAGAATTCGTTCGATCTTCGTACCTATATCTCCTTTTCTCTCTTTTAAGGCGTAATATCCTATTAACCTCATCAACGTATATCCTTTTCATTTGCCATCTCCCTAAAGCCCCGGAAGTGGCGTTATACGCTCGATCGTCATTCCTTGACTCCACGAAAGACAGGGCGGCCGCCAGCTTATCCCATACCCGTGCCTCAATCACGGCTGGCCTTGGGGCGTGGGGCAAGCCACCGCTCCCTTTTGGCGGTGTTAACATTATCATCATCGTTATAAGTAAGTATCTTATCATACTTCCTTGTTTTTATAAAACTCCTCCCCAAATTTCACGTTATCCACATAATCCTCCATGCACTCATGAACAACTATATGAATATCCCCCTCCACATATGTTACCTCGGACATCAGCCTCTCATTAGTCACCCACCAAGAATAACTATCAATATGCCGTGTCTCGAATCCATGATCATGTAACAGACACATAACATTATGTTCTAAATTCTTAACCATCATCACACAATCATACACGATATATCCGTTGATACTTTCATGAAACCATCCGAATGCGCAAATGTATCTACTCATTAGCTTATACAACTTCCTCGCTACTGGATTAGGTATTACCTCATCCATATCAAAATCCATACTCTCCTCGATAAGCTTATCCACATCCCGCTCCTCAATACAAGCCCTAGGCATGCCTTTCGCCCTCACATGAAGGCGTGATCGACTATCCCGGCTTAATACCGTCCCGACATACTTCTTTCCTTTGGTATATCCAATATTATGATTCCCAGCAACGTGAAACATAATTTTATCACCTATGTTAATCTCTTCCATATCCAAGATATTTATATTATTTGTTATCCTTTTTATACAAAAAGGGGATATAATGGCATAATATTATGATATCAAGACACGAATACGTTATCTATCATATTATCATACATATCCTCCATATAACGTTATTTATGGCATTATATCGTATATGATGCTGCATACCATAAATACGTCCAATCAATCCTCTTTTAAGCTCTTATCGCTATTTAGACTATCAGCTATACTCAATATCTTCGAAATAAGAGCCTTTTTAGGCTTGTAGTCATCATTTACGCTTATAACCGAGTAATTATATACCACGCCTTCTTTCGACACCTCCACACCCACGTATTTAGGCGCAACAGCATCCCTATGCAACACGATAAACGGGTTTTTACCGTCCAGTTTATTTATCAACTGGTTAAACTGTCGCCTTGTCATCTGATAGTGATATTATTTCCATGTTATAAATACGATCTCTCTTTACCCTTATCTTCTCGCACAGCTCATCAAAGCACCCATCTCCTTCTAACCTACCAACATAATATGATACATTCGATTTAGAGCTTCCTTGAAGATATATATATCCTCCTATATTCCTTGAGAAAAAATTAGGTAAGACCATCTTTTGTCTCTTATCCTTATTATCCATGTAAGATATAACGACAACCCACAACTCTGGTTCCCATTCTTTCACCGATAACATAAGATCGAGACCCGATTGACCATTGATATTCCTCCTGCCAGTTTCGTTATAACGAAGAATAACATAATCATCCGCTTTATCATTCTCAATCATCACGACCATAGGACTATTACCCTTTCCGTTATCACATAATACTCTTGCCTCTTTTCCGTTACGTAGATATACCTTATCGTAATCTCCGTTTTTGTATATCTCAAAATCAAATTCTATCACCATATTATTTTCTCCTATTGATATATTGTTGCGTACGTCCTTCCTCTATTTTTTCGAAATAAAACTTATTCCCATATAACCGAGTGAAGCAGATGTTATACCCGAAATGTTCCGCGCGTCTGATCTGTGCGTAACCTCTACTGATGTCATTATTATCAATCAGCGTAACAAAACAATGTGATCCTACTTCTGTATTCAAAACCAGATTTTCCCAATCTTTTACCTCCATATCAAATCTCCTTAAATAATTTTTTGTTATGATTATCGCTATTATACCATTTATCAATATTATCGTACTGCTTTGGATAAACCCCATAAGACCTACACCACCTAGGTAACGGCCCGTTCAGCACGTCTAACGCCGTCTCAAGGTCAAACGTAGCTTCCTCCTTGACACAACACCCCGATCCACTTCCACAGCTCGGTATATAAGCTCTACTATACGCTACGCTCATCCCATATTCCCCATGACTCAGATACCCGATGTTGGGTGAATCAGGGAAGGCGTAATACAACATCGTATAATCACCCTTACTCCAACCTCTATTATAAGTATCATCCTGCCATGCGAAAACCCTGCAACCGGCTCCTTTTAATTCCGCTGCCGCTCTTTTTAAAATATTATCTTCCATACTACTTACATTTAAGTTATGCCAAGGCGCCGGGAACCGACCCCGGACCATATCCGCACACGTACGATCATGGTATTCCTTCCGCCCCGCCAAGGCTTGGTTCAACATTAACAAACTTTCATATCCTCACACATCTTAAAAAAGACCTCTCTTATGATCCTTTTGAACAAGATGTATATCTCATCATCATCCTCATCGAACTCCACGCCCCATGAACGTAATAAATATCTAATGTCGCAATTCGCTATATGAATCCTAAATATGGATGGAACGCTCATTATGTAATCCTCAAAAGCTTTCTTAATCCCATCCCTTTTGATATGTTCTTTATACTCATCCTTGAACACGTTAAGCATAAAAGATAGATATTCCCTATCATATTTAAACTGCTTCCCATAATTATCTGTATCTATATGATCCAGTATATATATTTCTATCGCGTCTCTATCGTATCTTGACATACTTCTTCCTCCTCCTTTTGATATTTTATAACCTTTTTCTCCCCATACGCCTTCGCTAACTGGATAAGTTGACCGGTAAATACCTTGGTACGGTGTTTTACGATCTTATCCACCAATTCCGGGCATCTGGTTTTCCACCTGTAATTAACCTCACCTTTAGCTTTCTTCTTATAATACCTGTAGAATGTTACGGCTACTACCACTTCTCCATTCTGCTCGAAAGCAACTAAATCATAATTATTATAGCTTATCTCGTTCATCTTGTTATTTCTTTTATATATTCAATCACTTCTTTTGATAAGGATGTTATATCCTTAACCCTTTTCCCAAAATTGTATACTCCTCTCTTCCATGGGTAATAATCCCCCACATACATACCTACACCCTGCGGATGAAACGGGTTTGAACTACAAGCAAATACCGGATAATATACAACCCCATTACGGTCTTTATCCTTACTGCTTACACACACAATAGTATATCTATCAACCGCTTTATCGCCAAAGTCATATACTCTTACTTTTACCTTCACACCATTGGCGTTTGTTATAATATTATTCATACGCACCTCCTTTGTTGTTCACTACCCGACTAATCTATTTCCTTCCCATATAAGGTATATGAGCCACACCATCCACGACTCTCATTCGATACCCGAATATGATTCACAGGTTTATTCCCCGCCATGCAATTGGCGTAAGATAATACCGCCGACATGCTTCTAAACCCAGAATCCATTGATGATTTAATAAGCTTCCTATCACACCCAAATACCAATATCTTTACAACATCCTTCTCTTTTACAGTTCTTCTTACACGCATAATCTTGCCATATAATAAACAAACATAAAATCTATCTTATCACGGTCATTACGATCCACCCTATGCCCGGTTAGATCCAGAATAACACGACGTTTCTCTACTACCGGTATATTATCGACCTGGATCTTTATATACCGGTATTCCATGACCTCCAATTTCTTGGATAGTATATCCCGAATATCTTGCCGACGGAAATACATGTTTATCCCTATGTGGCTGGATGTTAAAAGACATTCGTCTATTATCCCATCAGTATCGAACAACAGCAACATATCGTCCCTCTCGATAGTATATTCCATATCAAGAATCTTGATACGTTTACCTCCATCCTTCTTCTTAGCTATTAAAACCTCCGTCATTTCATTCTCTGTCGTAAGGATATAATACGCCTCTTCTCTCGTAATATTATCCCGTAGATAAAGCAGCGCTTCATCTTGTAATTTCATAATCTCGTCCATGTTATTAGTATTTTATATTACCACGCCAAAGAAAAGAACGGCAGCCGACACCCGCAGCCTACCACGCCGTGACACTGCCGCCCGTTCCCCTTGGTGTTATTCCACCACCATCAACCGGTTTTAAATCCAACATTCCTCTACCTCTATCTCCATATGATCCTCCCAATCACATCTATCAACATCCTCACCATCCTCGAAATAATAGTAAGCCCATACCTGTACGCCTCCTACCTCTATATATCCATCACTCTTCCATTCTATCAACCCGTCTTGCCTTACCACGTTGGTAGGCTCAGCCCCTAACGACAGCAGATTATTTACTATACTACCGCCAAATACGTTCCTTGCTTCTTCTCTCGTCATATCACTATCAGATTTTTAATATTACACTACCGCCAAAGGGAAACAGGGACGGACGACCAGCGGGGCCGACCCCACGCCATCGCCGCCGCCCGTTTCCCTTGGTTTCCCACACTCCCTCCATCACCCAAAGAAACACACACCCATACATAGACATACCTCCATACCCATAAGATCCCTATCTGTATTGGAGAGTACCATTGTTTGGAGGTTATCCTTATCCCACTTATTCCCCTTATTTCACTTGGGCTACTTAATTTTCCCTTGATTCCCTCGATTCCCCTTGATTTACCTCGATTTACCTTGATTTACCTTGTCTGGAGGTGTCCCCTCCCACAAAACACATCCAATCCATCAACTTTCAGCGCAAAAACCAAGACCTTCCTCCCGATTGTTCCACGTGGAACGCCCGTTCAGCCTAGGATATCGAGGTCTTTGCTCTTGATTGCCTTATATATCTGCTTTATGCAATGCATTGATAATAAAGCCAATAAAACAACTATGATTAAAGGCAGGGCATCGCCCGTAGCTATAACATACCGCCCCAACTCAAACGCCATGTAACCACAAAACAAAGTAAGTACGAAATATATAACTAATCCCATAAAATATACAATAAGTAAACACGATTTTAAAATTACGCCAAAATAATATAATCAATTGAGTATCAATAATATAATATATATCAATCCCTAGAGCTTCCTCTAAGGAAAGATAAGCCCAGATATAGATAAAAAATATACAATAAGTACCGCCTATTATATACCTTTTAGGATCGATTCACGCACGAAACCATACATAAGGGCACAATATACCCGCCTGCATGGATATAAATATATACAAAATGATACATAATAAAGCATTTTACTTACACATTTTCGGTCAAGGCTTAAAATTTACCGCCTTAACACTTTTATGTGTAAGCAAAACATATGAATATGCTATCATTTTGTAAAATATAGGCACAAAAAAGCCCTTCAGTCATATATCACTACATTACTGAAGGGCACAAACTTTAAAATCAAATAAAAACAAACGATCTATTGTCGCAATTTGTTTGCCATGTAACTAACACGCTTACGCCTGCACTTATCCGACTCCCTGCTACAATCTAATTTATTAGAATTGTACAGTTCTTTGGTAAGCTCAACGTAAAATTCCATTTGGGCTTTTTTGATAGGCTTTAAAACCTTTTCTTTTTGAATGGATAATTTCTTATTCAAATTATCAAACTTTTTTTTGTACATAATCTATCCTTTTTAATGGCACCAATAAGAAACGGAAGGCCGGGGACGACACGGCCGGCGTTATCGATATGACCAGCCGAACGCCCGCACGCCCCCCTATTTTCTTTGGTTTCGTCCCTTTGCCGACAACGAAGCCGGCCAAATACGCACATACGCTTTCCGTGATACGTATCGACAAGGCGCACTTTGTCCGTCAATTTAACCGCACAAAATACCCTTATAAGGGTTGTTATTTGCTATCCGTACACATGTTAGGTATTTAAGCTACCCTAACATACGTCGTATTGATATACTAGCACGGAAATAACCCC